ATGATGCAGACAATGTATCAACTATTTTATCAGAAGGGAAAGCAATATATTCTTATCTCTGTACTGATGCCAAACAGAGTTATAAGAATGGGTTTGAGATATTATTTATTATGACACCTAATGGAGAAATGCCATCATTTGTTCCTAATGTTAAAAGATTCATCTGCATAAACAAAGAACGCTTCAACCCAATAAACTTTGGTATCAAGTGAAGATGGTTATGATGGTTGTGCTTGCTTCCATATGGGACCTGATAAGATGCTTAACTTCTCATTGTATAATGACGATGGGAAAGTTGATGTGTCTGTTATTGCTAAGCAATTTGGCGGTGGCGGGCATGCTGGTGCCGCGGGATTCCGAATCTCAATGAATAGGGCAATGTCATTATTCGGAGTTGAATTTTAAATAATACTTAGGCCTATAAGTTATTTCCATTTGTATAAACCAATAAAACATATACATGGATATAATTGCATATACATTTATTTGGATTCTGATTGGAATAGCAAAACAATGCATTATGCATTCATCAGAAGCAAGTTTAACAGATGTTCAAATTGATCAGATGTTAATAACAGCATTAAAAGGCCCATTTTCATAAACAAGCATAAAGAGGTTAGACGCTCTTTATTGATGGGGGATAGAAGAAATTCTATCTCCTATCTTTTTATATGACATTATGACATGACAGAATGGTTAATAACTTTACTGTCTTACACATGCCATAATATAACAATGTATTGTATTTTTACATTAAATAGCAAAGGGAGAATTTTATCATGGAAACAGTACTTGATGAAATAAAAAGAAAGGAAATTGCTGAAGAGATTTTAAGCAAGTCAAACTTTGGCAATGGAAAGATTGGAAAGTTTTTAGGATTGAAGGTTCCTAAAAAATATGAGAATCTAAAAATGATCTTCGATAGTCAAAAGAGTGTAGGAGCTCTTTATATCGCAGATGAAGAAATGATAATTCAGGTCGTCGATATAGGCGTGTTCCAAGTTATTGTACCCTGATTTTATAGACTACCCAAAAAAAGAGAGACATTCGTTTCTCTTTTTTTTTTAACTTTGCGTTAAACGTGTGTGTATGATTTATAGAATTGTTAAAGGTAAGATTGAGGTAATTCCGGAAGCAGCATCGCTGGTGCCATCATTTAGTTCTCTTACTGAAAATCAACTAAGATTTCTTATAATCGCATATGACTATACCAGTAGTCCTTATAAGATGAAGCCATTGTCTTTTCGTGAAGACATGGCAGAGAAGATCACGAAGATAAAGCGCAAAGATATTTCACAAGAGATAAAAGATGAATTCATTTCTTGTATTTATGATATCAAAAGAGATAAGAAAGAATTGCTACAGAAAAAGTTAATCTCTATACAGAATGGATTTGAAACAGAAGAGAGCTTGACAAAGCTAAAAGAGTTATCATCATTGATGGATTTTATAGAGAAGAAGATTAGTGATGTTGACGCGGAAATAATACGGGAAGATGAGATGGAGGTAATTTTGAAAGGAGAGAGAAAATTATCTTTATTAGAGAAGATTATTAGAAGCAGAAAGCTTTATAATGTTGAGAAGCGGGTTAATAGAATTGTTGATAGCTCTAATAACAATGAAAGTTTATGACACTTGTATTAGACAAAACCTACATAGGTAATCAATATAATCTATTAATTAAGAAAAAGGGTTTTGATCCTTCTCCGTTTGCAGGAAAGATACCTTATGAAGCGGATTCGTTAGCAAACCCTAAATGTGTTGGCAGCCGGCTTTATAATGAGTTTTGGGAAGAGATTATCTATTATTGCATACATGGATATACTACAGGTGGATTATATCTCCCTGGTTATTATTTCGAATATCTTAATTTCGAAATGATAGATGGAGTCGGTGTTGGAAAGCAATATCCTGCTTTTTCAGATTTGCATTATGAGATATTCTCTACAATGTATGAGATAGACAATGATGAATTTATTGCAGGTGGCACTATGCCTAAAGCGAGGCGTAAGGGATTGTCGTTTGTATTTAAGCAGAAGTTAACTCATGGTGCACGTTTTAAGGATATGTATCGCGGAGGTGTTGCCGGCGGATTAGATACCTATGTGTCTGGATTCAGATCAAAGCTTTACAGAACGATGAATGATACTGTTCCTGAATTGCAGTTAAACTGGATTAAGAGAGATGATAATGAGATAATCTTTGGATGGGAAGAAAAGACTGATTATGGATTTAGCAAGAAAGAGCATGCGACAATATTGTTCAGGACCATGCAAGATGATGCTCATAAGTTTGAGGGAGAGTATTTCGATGATATAGTATATGAAGAGGTCGGAGAGTTTAAGAGGGCTGAGGAAGCTCATGTAGCCAACTTTCCTACATTAAGATTAGGAGAGTCATTTAAAGGCAAGTCGTGGTTTATTGGTACCGGTGGTAATATGCATAAAGGAGGAAAGACATTTTCAACTATTTATCACAATAACAGAGCATATCAGTTAGTGAATATGTTTATACCAGGAAAAAGATTTTACTTTCCATATATCGTTACTAACAATCCAAATGTTTATAAACAGAGGACTCCATACCTTGATGAATTGATAGCAACACATAGTCCGGAGCAGTTATTAGGATGTGAAGATGTGCAAGCTGCAGAAGAGTCATTAAAAAAGACAGAAGCGGAATTATTAAAGAATCCTGACAGGACCAAATATCTTCAGCATAAGCAGAACTTTCCGGATAAGGTAGAAGATGTTTTTATATCATCTGGCTCCAATAACTTTAATATAGAGGCGATATTTGAGCGCAACTTTTATCTTAATGGATTACCGGCCCCGATGTATCAGGAGATGGTATTTGAATGGGAAAAGACTGACAGTGGAGATATAAAGCAACCGTTAGTGGTAAAGGTAAGACAGCCGAATAAACAGGATCCGGACTGGAAAAGGGTATTGGTATATAAAGGTTCTGATCCTAAATATAACAGTACTGATGTAATGGGTATTGACGGATATAATGAAGATCAGTCATTAACGACAAAGTCACTAGGAGGATTTACTGTATTGCGTCAGTATAAGTTATTTAAAGAAGCGAATATTTCAGAGCCAGGAATTGTACCGATCGTATGTTATTATAAACGTCCTCCAAGGAAAGAATTATTTTTTGAGATAGCATTACAGGTTGCTGTTCATTATAATCTCGTTAAGAACGTACTTGTCTCTGCAGAGTCAGATTTGGTGATAAATTTCTTTAAAGGGATGGCCGGCGGGAAGAAATATTTAGCGAAGAGACCACGGGCCTTTGATAGTCCTGATTCAAAGTTAATGCATGAATATGGTATTAAGATGAATACTTATTCAAAGCCAAGGATGATATCTTTAATGCAAACGTGGGTAGAGGATAATATAAATTACTGTTGGTTTCCGGTTTTATGTTCAGACCTTGCTGCTTATGATGCGGAGAATATAGGTACTGACTGGGACCTTGCAGACTCTTTAGGGATAGCGTTATGTTTGATAGAGGATAAGAAGAAGAAAATGGCAGCTTCATTAAATAAAAGTGATGAAGAGTCTTCAGATGATATTGAATGGGTGATGGGCCCGGATGGATATCCTATTCAGATGATAGTTGGTTCTAAAATTACAAAAAATTGCTTTGAAGATAATTTGTAGATAATTTTTTTGTATTTTTGAAAAATATTTATAGAAAGCAATATGGAATATCCGGATGTATGGAATAAAGATATTGAAGCTGACAATTATAAAGTTGCTAAAGATGTTATAGACTATGCCATTGCTATTCATAACATGAAGAAATCTAAAGACTATGAATATATAGCAAATAACTATAATGGGACTTTAGTAGGCAAAAGATTTGAATATCTGACAAAGACATACGGTAAAGATTCGCGAACTAAATATGTGGACTATAAGATAGGCCGGTCAAAGGTTGCATTGCTTATAGGTGAATTTTTGACTTCTGATTTAACATCAAGTGTTTCTACTATTAACAGGGAAGCAATGCGTAGGAAGTATGAGAAGTACACTGATCTTAAAGCATTATCAGAGTTAAAAAATCAGATTGAGACTGTAAGGAATATGGGTTTAAATGTATTCCCTGGTGTTAATATCCCTGATAAAAATGATGTAGAGTATTGGAAAAATGCTAATTTAAAAGAGAAGAATGAGATTATCATGCAGAAGCTTTTAAATTGGAGAATTAAAAAGGATAACATTAAGTTTACATTGTGTGATGTTCTTTTAAACAATATTCTTTATTCTGAATGCTTTACTGTTATCGAGAAGGGTATTGATGGCGTTGAGACAGTCTCTGTTATCCCTCCTGAGAATATGATGTATTTAGAGGTACGTGGCGACATAATGCTTCAAAAGAGTCCATATATGGGTCAGGAGAAGGAGATGTACTATCATGACATTATGAGAGTATATGGTTCTTATATGGATACTGACACGCGAAAGCTACTTGAAAATTATCGCGACAGCATATCCAGCCATGATAATAAATATTACAGTCAGAAAGATGGGTTTTTATCTATAAAGGTTCATGAAGTTCAGTTTAAGTGTCCTGATGTAATATATTTTAAATCATATACGACAAAGAATGGGCTGACATCTACAAAGAGGTTATCTAAAAAATATATCTCTGAAAATCGTAAAGAGATAGATAATCCGGAAAAGTATGGTATAGAGAAATTTTATAAGCAATCTTTATATACGATAGCTAAGATAGGAAATGAAGTTTATGTTCCTATAGGGCATACAAATAATCAGATACAGACTAAAAAGAATCGTAAGAATTTTTATGTAGAATATGATTATTCTGGAATATTGCCAAATACGGTAAATGGCACCAGAGTATCTATATTTGAAATGATAATAGATTTATCAATAACCTATAATATAATAAGGTTTATGATAAATCGTGAATTGCAAAAGATAAAGGGCAAGGCCCTTGGTTATGACATAGCATTTATGACTGGCGGCAGGGTAAATGATATGTTGCATAGATTGGTAGAGGACGGGTTAGTAGAGATGAATTCCGCTAAGGATGGTCTTGATGATAACAATTACAATGCTTTAGATAAGATATTTAAAGAGTTTGATCTTGGGGTATCTTCTTCATTCCAGCAACTTGTAATGGCCGCGGCAGATATTGAGAGGGTAATAGATAAGATTACAGGTATTAATCAAAATAGAGAAGGCATAACGCGTTCTACAGAGACGGCTACCGGTGTTGAGTCTTCTATAAATGCTTCACGTTCCATTACTAATTATATGACTTATTCAAGTAGTATAATTATAAAAGAGACATTGCGTAAGCTTATTGAGAAGATAAAGATAAATAAAGACTTGTTAGAGTCTGATGAGATTGGTCTTATTCTCTCTGATGAAGAACAGGCATTTATTGTAGCTACCTATGACGTTAGTAATGATGAATATGGGGTAGAGATCAATGATGGCCATAAGGAGCGTGAAGTAAAAAATATGATGCAGCAGTTTTACGG